GGTTTGCATAACAGCCTGTTGTGTTTGCTGGACTTGTTGTGCGACCTCAACCACGCCTTGTTGAGTTTGTTGTGTCTGTTGCGCTACTTCTACGACGCCTTGTTGTGTTTGCTGTGTTTGTTGTGCTGTTTCAACCACACCTTGTTGTGTCTGTTTGATTTGTTCAGCGGTTTGAACTACGCCTTGTTGAGTTTGCTGTAATTGTTCTTGTGTATTTTTGATAATAGGCGCAATCTGTTTTCCTACTTCTTCCAGCGCCGCATTTTTAGCAGCTTCAATAATTTGTTTATACATTTGTTCAAGTTGCGCCTGAACCATTTTAAGTTCTGCAAGTGTAGTTGCCTGTGGTGATAACTCGACTTGAAAATCTTCTGGAGCGCCCATAGTTTTCATAATTCTATTAATAGCCTTTGTAATCCATTCAGGACCTACTCTTGCAGCGACATCTGGAATTTTTATTATTGCACTTAAACCGTCAAACATAACTTTAGCAATTTGCGGCATATCAAGTCTTAAATTACCTTCTCTTGAACTTAAAAATCCTGTTACAGATATTTTAGATTTTTGACCTTTAACTGTAAATTTATTATTACCTTTATCAACGACTTCAAAATTAAGTTTTTCTTTTAAGGTTTTGACATCACTTTCTTGAAGATCAATAACCTCAACTGCGAACTCTTCATCCATAAAAGTTCTTAATGCTAAATATATTTGTCGTTTCCAAGCGTCTATTCCGCTATCCAGATATGAACCTGTAAATTCAGACCTATTAGACATATATTGCATAATAGTTTTAATTTCTTGTGCGGACTGGACATGTCCAGCAATACCGCCTACTTCTTGTGCACTCATTTGCAATGCACGTTCCATAAGATTAACGACGCTATTAAGTATTGTTATTATTTCAGTTGAATTTTGCTGAGTAAACTGAATAGGTCTAAAAACACTTTGCGGGTCTTGTTGTTTGATAGACATTTCTCTACCGCTAAACGGTATCCAGACTGCTTCAATTAATTCTTTTCCTTTAGCCATTAATTCTTGAATTTGGTCTTGATTAATCTGGTCTTTATCATACGGAATAACTTTTAATAAGTTCTGTCTGACTGTGACCATGTGCTGTCTTAGCAGCCTTGAAACAAGATTTTGCCAGGGAATACATTCAAGGGCAAACGACGGATTTTTAATCAAATTATCATCATAATCATAGCCAAAGAATATTGCAGGACAGTAAGGTACTGGTTCACAGAATATAATCGTATCATCAGAAGCAACCACGAATCTAATCCAGACTGGATATTTATAATCGCTTAAACCCCATTGAGAAGGAATTAATTTCATAAAATAATTCGTAAGCAAAACTACTTTATCATAATCACTTTCGGTATATAACTTTTGAGCATGTTGCCTTGAATCTGAACCCATTGCACTTGACCAGGGAGAATCAAGAATAATATCTTTTGTTATAGTTGTCATATAACACGGATTCATTTGCAACCAATACTCATCAAGAGCAAGTGAAGGATATTCAGTTGAGCCAAACCAGTCAGAGCCGTATGTTATTTTATTTCTGTTATAATAAAGTTCATTTGAAATAACATCGCCGTACTTATAAAGTTCCCAGTACATAACATACTCGCAACCTGTATCTGTATTAACTGTCGATGGACGATATGAAGGGTCTATATAGCACATTGTAGGATGTGGCAGGCTATATCTTAATCCTTCTTTTACAGTAAATTCTTCATTATTATCATCTATATCTAACACATAATGCCAACTTTCCATTGGAAATAACAATGAAAACGAATATTTAAGAGTATGTACTACTACTTGTCTTAATAAATCTCTATAACCGTAGTCTACGGAAATTTTTTCTACCAACTCTGTAATAATTTTACCAACTGCTTCATTTTCTTCGTTAATTCTTGCAGGTGTATAAAGAAACAGCGGATAATTATCTCGTTCATTGAATATTCTTGCGGCACGCATTGACAAGTAAGGTTTAACAATCGGCACTGTTATTTCGTGAAACATTTTTCTATCAAGATATTTTTTAACACCTTCTTTAGTTTCGATTTCTGTGCAAGCCATTGATTCTGGAATACCCCATTTTTCAAGTCTTTTCAGAAAAACACCTAGTTTATCGCCCTGGTATCTATCGAATAAATAATTTATTATCGAATACGATACTTGGCTGAAAGAAACTTCATAGGATTTATCTATTGCTGCGTATAAACGCCAGTCTTTTATTGCATTCCATCTACCGTGAGAGATTCTATTCTTGATAATATTAATTAATTTCTTAATTTTAAGGTCTGGCTGTTCATTTTCAAAGAAAGATTTTAATTTTTTTGAGTCAAATTTTATTTTATTATAAAATTTATTATTAATTATAAAATCATCTTGAATAGATTTCTCAATTATATCCGATGACCTTTTAATTTCTGCTTTAACATTCATAGTTTATGTTTTATATTATAACACAATATGCAAGATAATGATAGATGGTATCCTGATTTAAGTCCAAAGCAAATGCAATTTGTTTCTGATAGACATCGCTGTATTCTTGCATCAGGTCCACGAAGAACAGGTAAAACTATCGCCTGTCTTAATAGACTGGTACGCTGGCTATGGGAATTCGGAGGACCAGGAGTAATAATTGGAAGGTCAATTACTGATGTATTTAACTGTGGTACTTGGACTGATTTAACAGAATATGTCATTCCGCAGTGGATAGCAGGTGATTTCGGATTAAAATGGGTAACCACACCAAGAATGGAAGGTGCTACTAAAAGATATTTTTTTGAAATAACAAATCTTAACGGTGGTGTTTCACGCTGTTATCTTGAAAGTCTTGATAATGAAAATGAAGCCTCTAGGCGATTTAAAAATAAACGTTATTCTATTGTCTATATGATTGAATTAACGAATTTTAAAAATAGATATACATTTGATACTTTATATGAAACGTTACGTGTAATCGGAAAAAAACCAGAAGAACATTGTCTAATTGCAGATACAAATCCAGATTTTGAAAACGGCGTAGATTCGTGGATTTATCAACTTTGGTATTATTTTATTAAATTAGATTTAGACAATCTTGATGAAGAAGAAAAAACACGTCTTAATCTTAATGAACTATCGGAGGAAGAATACAATGCAAGAATATTTTCTTTGAAAGAAATACAACGAGAACTATTTGTTTATGAATTTTATCTTGAAGATAATCCATATATATCAAATCAAGAAAAGAACGAAATAAAAGCAAGATGGTTATCTTGCGGTAATAAAGCAATCTATGAAGCTTACGTGCTTGGCAAATGGTCAAAAGCAAGTACTTCTTCATACTTTTCTGATGTGTTTAAGTATGATTTACACGTTGTAGGCAATGATCCTATCGGAACAGAAGAACCAGAAATTTTATTACCAGAAGATAACTGTTATGAACTATATACAGGCTGGGATATTGGCACTACTGACAGTGCTGTTGTGTTTGTTGAAAAGATTTTATTTAAAGATGAAAAAGACAATGTAGTGCCAGCATTTAAAGTGTTAGATGAATATGTTATTATCGGAGAACCACATACAATATCTGGAATTGTAGAAGTAGTTCTTGAAAAAATGGATTACTGGGAAAGACAGGTGGGAAGAAAAATAAAATGGACTCATTGGTCAGATAAAAGCGCCTTTGAAAAGTTCAATAATATAGCAAATACCTATGAAGCAGGTGAAATTTACAGGGAAAGCAACGGCAGAATATTGCTTCAGGAAGCCTTTAAAGGACCAGGTCATGTCCAAAAGCGGTCAGAATTGCTTAAAAGACTGTTGTTTATGGAGCGTTTATTTATCTCTAAATACAAGTGTCCTAATGTAATTAATATGTTTTTGAATATTAAACCTGACAAAAATATGGGTGGAATTAACCGATTAGATTATCATAAAGACGTTTTTGACGCATTAAGCTATTGTTTATCTATGGAGTGTTATACAGAAATGCATCTTAATATGACAAACATCAACGTTGGACCTGAAATAAAAGACAGAAAAATATTTACAACCGTGATATAGATGTTATACTGTATAAATTAGATATGGATATAATTGACCAGTTTAAAAATAAAATAATCAACGCTGATAATCTTGATGTTTTAAAACAAATACCAGATTCTTCCGTTGATATGATAATAACCGACCCTCCTTATATGGTCTCAAATGAAATTTCATTAAGTAGAACAAACAATAAAGAAATTGAAAACAATGAAACTTATATTAATTCGATAAATCATTGGGACGATTGCTGGAAAACGCAAGAAGATTATTTAGATTGGTGTAAATTATGGATTAAAGAATCTGTAAGAACTTTAAAAAATAATTGTCATTTTGTGATGTTTTTTGACATCGCAAAAATATCGTATGTTTGGGAAATAATGAAAGATTTAAATATGAAATGTCGTATGCCGTTATTCTGGCTTAAAACAAATCCGCCTCCAAGAGGAAGAAAAGTAGATTTTATGCGTGCTTTAGAGTGTGCTTTATGGTTTACAAAAGGAAAGATATTGCCTGATTATTTCAATTACAAATTAGGTCAACAAGTTAATTATGTGGAATCTGCCATACCAAACAATGACAGACTTCATCCGACTCAAAAGCCTGAAAAACCAATAGAAGTATGGATTAAATATCTTTCAAAAGAAAACGATATAATATTAGATCCGTTCTCTGGTTCTGGAACTACTTGTTGTGTTGCAAAAAGAATAAACGCAACTATATAGGTATAGAAAAGAACGAAGTTTTCTATAAGATGTCTATTAAAAGAATAAACAATATTAATCCTTTATTATTATAAATTAATTTGACGGACCTGGACCTGCATACCAGCCTTTTGGTAATGTTATTTTATTTGAAGACCTGACCCAGTTAGTCCCGTTCCAGTAATAGATATGACCTTTTACATCATCATCAAGTCTTACGACGTCAGTTTGTGGATTTATCATCACATTTCTTGTCTGACAACTGTTTGTTAATCCAATCATTCCAACGCCTACGAATATCATCAGTAGTTTTTGCATCTTCAACAGTTGTTTGTCTTGAAGCAAGCCAGTCTAACAATGCTGTTATTATTGCTTTAACTATTTTTTCCAGCATCAGAGATTAACGCTTTCTTTGTCTGGTCGTATATTTCTCTAACGCCAATACCAGCCACACCTGCAACTGTTGCAAGCCATACAGGTATAACGTCCTTGAAACCTGCAACCTCTGCTAACGCAGCAGCCAGCGCTGCCAGTGCAGCACAAATGTATGGTATTAATGTTTTATTTTTTAATCCAAGCCACTTAACCAACGCTGTGGCTACAGGGCTTGCCAACGCTACAACTATCATTTGAATTTCTGTACTCATATCTTTATTCCTTTCTCCAAAACAAAAATAATAAATCCACCAACCGCTAACACAAAACCAATTAATAACCACCAATAGTTGTGTTCGACTTTATCCAGCCTGTTGCATAACTCTTTGTGCTGGTCTTTGGTTGTGAACTGGTCATTATAACATTGTATTGTTCTTTTAATCCAATCAATGTCATTTTTAATCGTTGCCAGACTCTCTTTTATGTCGTTTATGTCACTCATTTTTTGGCTTTATAATCCCTAATTGTTACCCTAATAAGTTCGTCGTGATACTTGCCGACCAAAGGCAGTATCCTGTCAACGTAAAAATGTTCTGCATTTGTATACCAAACACCGTTTGTTACGACAACTACGTTAGTAATTGTTTGCAGGTCAACGTTTGTGGCTAAAACCCGCAAAGGCTGTTCAACTATATTGGTTTTGCCGTCTTTGACCATCGGTACAATAGTCGTAACGGTGTTCGTCACGACGACACTGTTTGTAATGGTTTTATATTCAATGTTAGTTCTGACCAACCGTTGGTTGTAGTCGTTGACAATTAGTTTCAATGTTTCAAGGTCATTTGTATTGACTTGAAAGGTCATTGATTTTTGTAAGGTTTGGCTCATCACCAAACTTGCCGATAACATTAGTAATAGTATTATTTTTTTCATAGTTTTTTATCTTATTCTTGATATAATATAAATTGCTGAGAGTGTATCATTAGGGTCTTGAGATGTATATTTAAATTTCCAGTAACCAACCCGCTCTACTTCGGTATTTATTGTAACTGTATAGGCTTCTATGAACGGAATCTGTGTAACGCCATTATATCCAGTCGCCCGCACATATTCGCCTAATACTCCTATATCCGAAGCGCCATAACAAATTAACGCGTAAATCTCTTCGATTTGCGCATTTCCGTTTGCATAACCAAATATTTCAATCCTATAGGTCGCATTTGTAACAGGAAACGTAAATGTCGTTGGATTTGCAATTATTTGTTGTTTATACCACCCTAACTTCTCACCGCCTTTATATAAATCGCCGCCTTGTCCATAAGTCACGCCAATTTCATTTGTAACAAATCCACCAATAGCAGACCAATTTGTTCCGTCATAAATATATTGCTTTGAATATCGTGAATACAATAAATCAATATTATTTATCACCAGATAATATGGTGAATTATTTATTGCGGTATTTTTTATTACAAAACAATCACCAGCATTTGCACCGCTCAAAGTAATATATCTATTATCTCCATTTGGATTTAAAAATTGATACTGCGCATCAGTTCCCGCCGTTAGCGTTATATTGCCAGTCAGATTTGTAAATCTCGCCACCGCAGAATATCCAGCACTCGCCCTTATTTTCCCAGCCACATCAAGAGTCGCTTGCGGAGTTGTATTGCTAATTCCAACCCAGCCTTTTGAGTCATTGTAAATGTTTGAAACTCCAGAACTACTTATCCATTCTACGCCGTTGCTTTTGCTTGAATTAGCGCTTAACACAGTGCCGTCAGGTCCTATTCCTTGTCTTGCTGGATATTTGCCGTTATGAATTATCATATCGCCTTTGTATCGCAAGTCTAACGGAATAGTATCAGCGGCTAAAAGACTTACTGTTGTTAGAAGTAATATTAAAAATATCATAACCAATATAAAATTAAGATTGCGTCGTTTTCAGATTGCGTTTTAAAAATAAATTCAGATAAATCTCGATGCAACATTAAATTATCTACCATCAACGGAACAAATTCACCTACTGGAATTACACGTTTTAATAAATAAA